TTTCAAAATCTGGATAAGGTCCCATTTGATCAGGAACACTTGGTTTCGGTAAGTCTATTTTGTAATCTTTTGTCAATAACATGTCAACTACATCGTTTTGATATGGTCCAGGATTATCCAAGGAAGGAGGTTTAAGTCCTAAAAGATCAGACAAATTTGTGAGATCTAAATTTGATAAATCAATAAGAGATTCCAGTCCTCCTCCGTTTGATCGATAAACAGGACCCCCAAAAGCAAGTCCTGCAATACCCAATGCTTCAGGATCATATCCAGCATCAATTAATTGTTGTATTAATTGTTGTTGTTGTTCTTGTTGATCTATTTCAGGTTCCGCGAAGGATTCTGAACTAAAATCCTCAAAATCTAAAACTTCTGTTCCCTCTACAGGTGCAATTTCTGGCGCAGGACCTGCTTCAACTTGAGGAACAGTGCCGCTTCCTATAGCTCCTTTTTGTCCTCGATTAGAGGCTATTTTGCCTTGAAGAAGACTTCCCCCTATAGTGATCGCGGCTACTTTTAACATAGTCATGAAGACACCTCAAATTTTTCTAGTACCTTGTCTATCTGTTTTAAATCAACTTTTTTTGAAACTTGAGAAAAATCTTTAACGGTTACTTCATTAAGAACTTCTTCAGGAGTTAAACAATCTGTTCTATGAACAGTTATAAATGTGCATTCTTCATGAATATGCATAAGTCTTTGAGTGCCTGCTTTAGTTATTCCATGATAAGGAGCTTTAATTTTTTCAAGTCCTTTTTCTGTATAAATAGAACATTCGCCTTTCATAATAAAGAAAGGGTGGTTTTTATTGTGTATTTTACTAACCAAAGTTAAGCCTTTAGGCATCACAATAGTTCTTATGTATTGACCGTCAGCAAAAGCATGTGTAACCACACCTTCCGTTTCTCCTTTAAGAGATGGAAAATTTATCCCTTGATTTGTTTTTTCACAAAACTCAGAAAGAGATTTTTCAAAAACATTTACTTTATTTCTAAACTCTTGTTGATTTTCTTTATATTCAAAAAACTCACAAGCCTCTTGATAAGTAAGTTCTGTTGTTTTCAACGAGGGAAGTGCCATTAGAATCGGCTCCTTGTCTTTTGCTTTTTACCGTTGGCGAAATAACGAACAAAAGCAGAACGACGTTCCGCTTTTTTAGAATATGCTTTTTTATCTACTCCAAACATGAGTCTCCTACAGCGTTATATATAAACGTTTTTGCGAGTTAAAGCCCTTCCCGTAAGCTGCAGTACATGCCTGATTTCTTGATTATATAACAAAATATCAGTTAGCTAAAGGGTTATCATTCTTGTTTTTCAGGGCTTGTACGTCATCGTACATCGAATCAATACTCGAATTTATGCCCGCAACGCTTGTTTGAATAGCGATAATGTCCGCTTTTATCGGGCTTAAATCTTCCGTTTCGATATTTAAAGACTTAATTTGTTCGCCAACCGCAACCACATTTTTATCTAAACCCGTTACTTGGTCCGCTAAAGCATCTATCTCGTTAATATAACGAGTCATCTTAGACTCAAGGTTTTCTATGCGATTAACATACGTTGCACCTGTATAACCAAATCCAGCCAATGTGCTGACAATCCCCGCAAGAGCGATGAGTTGTGTTGTTTTATTCTGAAACCAGTCCATATTATTCCTCTATAAGTTAGGTTGCATTTTTATTATATCGTTCATCCCAGTTAAACTTTCACCATATAACCCACGAAACGCTGAGTTATTATCTGGGATATTAACATTAGTATATATTAACTCAGGCTCATACCAAACGCTAGGTTGTGGCACCTCTACTTGGCTATAAGCACTAAAGCCAGGAACAAAACCCATATAAGCAATCAGTTGTGCTTCATCACCATACTCACCTGTTTCTTGTTGCTGTTGTTCTAATTCTTCTTGTTGATTCTCTATATTTTGAGCAACGATTTGATCGGCAATTAAATCAGCTTCTGAAGCGGGCATTTCAGACATCGCTGTATCAATCTCTAACTCCATTGAACCTACTGCGGTATTTTGAGAACCACTAGTGTTTGAGTCGTTTTGACCAACTGCTACGTTTTGAGTACCGCTAGTATTGCCTGAAGTCCCTGTATTTGCTGAGGTGTTAGAGGCAACTGTTGTTGAGCCGCCAACTGCGGTATTATTGTTACCTATAGTATTTGAGTCCGTTTGACCAACTGCGGTATTATTGTTACCTATAGCAGTAGTATTAGCACTCATTGATAAAACTTGTTGTGTTTGTATTGCGGAACTTGCAACTTGAGCAGAGATACTGGGGGAGTTACTGATACTAACCGTTCCTCCAGACACTGAAGAAGTCACTGCGTTTGCTTGTGAAGACGTTGTTGTAGAAAAAGAACCGCCTGAAGACGCAGACATTCCTGTTGCTTGTGCCGACGTTCCAGCTGTTGTTCCGCTTACACTATTGCTTGCCGCAAGAATACTGTTAGCTACAACGTTTAATTGTTCTGCTCTTTTGTTGTTTTTCTTTTCTTCATTCTCCGCGACAACAAGTTCGATATCTTCTTCTCGGTCTTGTATTTCTTCCTCAACTGTCTCCGAATCCTCCAAGTCTCCATCTTCATCATCAGATAAAACAGCAAGTTCCTCAAGTATTTCCTCCGTTTCTTCTTGTTCAATCCACTCCTCCAGTTCTTCTATTGTTTCAAATTCTAAAAATTCTACAGAGTCCTCTTCAAAAGTTTCTTCAATAAATTCTTCATGTTCAAAATGATCTAATAAAATATCTTCTAATACTGGAAGATCATAATCTGTTTGATAATATTCTTCCACCAATAATATTTCCTCATATAGCTGTTCTATATAAGGTTCTTCTTCGATATAACTTAATGGAATAAAAATTTCTTCAGGTAATGTGTCAAACTCTTCTACAAAAGGTTCAAGGTATTCTTCTTCAAAATAAAGTGTTTCTTCGTAATACAGTTCTTCTTCGTAATAGGGTTCTTCAAAATAAAACTCATCTTCGTAATGTTCTATCCCCTGTAGCTCAGTAATATAGACAGGGTCTTCTTCAAAGTAATAATCTTCTTGGAAAGGGTCAGAATAACCATACTGATCGTCTTCGTAAGTGTCATACCCATACATATCGTCTTGATAATAGGCATCCTCGACAAAAGTTTCGACCATATATCCAGCACAAGCTGGCGAATACTGCGAGTCCAAAGCACACTCATAATCAAACAAATCGTCCCAATAGTTAGGACATTGAGTAGAATACAATCCATCTAAATCACACTGTTGAGTTAAAAAAGCTGCTTGGTAACCAGTACATGCGGTATCATTTAGGGGATTGCTACAGTCTAACCCATTACCAGAACCCACACCGTATAAACTTCCGCCATTTTCTAGCAAAGTATTAAAAGAAGTGTCGTTCCAGTTGGTATTGACACAAACGCCAGCGACATTCGTTGAGCCTGTACCGCATTCATCGTGATACAAATAAGTGTATGATTCGCTTGAGCTTCCTTGTTCACCGATTAATACATCGTGATTGATAACATCTAAACCGCCATAACGAAACTCAAAGCTGTCGTCTGACTTCCATAATATGACTTCAAAAGAGTTATCTGAGCCACTTCTGTTGTATTCTCGTAAGTTATACCAACCAAATACAGCTTTATCTGTAAAGTTTCTAGCGAGAACACTGGAGCCGTTGTCTCGTATTAAATCAGTCCAAAAAGGATATAAGGTGTAAGTATGTTGTCCCGCTAAAGGATCAGGTGTGTAGTCATTACAATAACCTCCTGTCGACCCAAAGTGTAGACAACCATTGGTTGCCATTCTAGCAGATGTAAAATCCTCACCATAAAATGTAAATGTAAAATCTAAATTAAACGCAGACGATACTTGGTCATCGCCAACGCCCATATTGGTTGTGTTACTTTCGCTTGTTAGATCAATTAAAGATTGATTTGCTTCATAGATATAACCTGCATTGACTGTAGGTACAAATAATAATGCAAATAGACTAACTGCCCTTATCAAACTCACGCTTACAAGTCAGTCTTGATTTATTTTGTCCAGCCGAGTTTTCTGTTCTAACGCATTTGGCAACATAACTGGCTTTTGCTTCTTTATAATCTGGTCGATCTTTAGGATTAGCAGCCCATGCTACTCTTGCTTCTTCGCCTATTTTTCCTTCATACGGGCAGGGAGTACCAGCCATATACATCGCACTAAATACTCTTACATCTTGGCACATAATAGCAACTGCTGCGACTTTCATGCCCATGTCGTATAGGTATTTACCTAATTTTAATCGTTCACAGTTTTCGTCTCTGACTGTTCTTCCAGCCGATAAACCAAATACCTGTCCTTGAAATGCGCCAGAACGACCTACAGTACATAGGTCTTGACTATAGCTCATTATAGAAGGAGCAATCGCAGAAGCAGGCGGTGCTTTAGTCGTGATGTTTTGATTAATAGTTTGTTCAGACTTTGATTCATTAATGTTTCGATTGGTGTTGTCAGAAGTGCTGGTATTTTCATTAACGTTTTTATTGTCTGTTTTTACGTTTGAGTTTGAGTTCGACTCGTTCTTATTTACGTTTGTGTTATTAGAAATCGACGTGTTGTTATTGTTGTTTGTATTGGTGTTTGTACTTGTCGACGTGTTGTTATTGTTGTTTGTATTGGTCGATGTACTGGTATTGTTATTGTTATTGTTATTTGTGTTTGTGTTTGTCGATGTACTGGTGTTTGTGTTGTTATTGGTGTTCGTTGCTGTTGATGTCGAAGTGTTGTTATTGGTGTTCGTTGCTGTTGATGTCGAAGTGTTGTTATTGGTGTTCGTTGCTGTTGATGTCGAAGTATTCGTGTTCGTATTCGTGTTGTTATTTGTGTTCGTTGCTGTTGATGTCGAAGTATTCGTGTTCGTGTTATTATTTGTATTGTTGTTGGTGTTCGTATTCGTGTTCGTTGCAGTAGTTGTGTTGGTATTATTATTCGTGTTTGTGTTGGTGTTTGTGTTGGTATTCGTATTTGTGTTTGTATTGGTGTTGGTGTTTGTTGTGGTCGTAGCCGATGTAGTAGTCATCGAATTTTGTTCACAATACTGAGAACCCGCTGTGCAATCACCAGTTTGATCTGCGTAAGACGGTTGCGTCAAACCTAGTAGAAATAAAAAAGGAATGTATTTAATATATCTAATCAATGCAATACTCTGTCTATACTCGTTTCTGAAGGTTCTAAAACATAAACATCTAACATACCAACGACTATCAAATTATAAACTTGAGCTTCTTCTTCTGCTTCTTCAAAAGAATCCGCTGCGATAACAGGACCATCAAGTATTTCTTTTCCTATTTTGTATTCAGTTAAAAATATTTTCATTTTTTACCCTTATGGCTGTTTGTATAGAGTCCAAACCATGCAGCACCTGCGCCAACAACAATGGAAATTAAACCTGATTGTTCAAAGCTAGGATCTGGTAAATCCATAAACCAAAAAGTTGTGTAATAAAGCAAATACATATACACCGCTAAAAATGCTCTAGGAATAATCCGCCAGCTGTCTATAGCTTGTGCAACAAAAATAAACTTTTGGAAAGGGTTATCATTTTTCTTATCTTCTAAATCTCGAATTTTATCTTTTAAAGCCCCGATTTCTTCAACCATTGCCATAAACTTGCTGAGATCCATTTCGACTTCATTGCGATCCATATCGCCTCCGAATCTTCCGCTAGGGTGATAATCTCTTTCATCGTTCATAACTACTCCTTTTCTACCGTTTCTGGATCAAACTTGCCTTTTTCTATTAACACCTTTCTGTTAACTATATGTTCTTCTTCAATTTCTTTTTTATTTTGTCCCTTATATTCTACCGCCATATGATCGTCAACCATCATTAGGTTTATGTTTTTATCGCCAACATACATTTCGCCCAATACTCTACCAAACTTACCTTTTTTATCTTTATAAGTTTTTATAACAACTTGTCCTTTTTCTAACTCATCTATTAAATACTGTTTACTCATCAGTCCTCTAACTTTTTCATCCTTGTTTCTAGTCCTAGATTCAGGTGTGTCTATACCGTATAAACGAACTCGACTTTTGTAAAATATATCGAAACCCAGATCAATAATTACATCAACAGTATCGCCGTCAACGACTCGTTTAATTTCACAGTTATATTCGTACATTTAACATTTCCATCTTCTTCTAGCAGCTTTGCCTCTTTTGCCCGTCCATCCTTTTGACCGAGCACAAAAAGACTTACGTCTTTTTGCGGCTTTGCTGCCTTTTTTAACTTTGCCTGTAACAGGTGCTTTTAAATTACTTTTATTTTTCTTATTATATCTTTTTCTACCTTTTGCGGTCATTCCCGCACCAGACTTAGTTGAACGATAATTAGCGTTTTTACCTTTAGTCGTTCTTCTTATCGGTTTAGTCTTTTTACGCTTTTTTGCTGCCATGTGTTTTTTGAACATCAAAATTTGCATAAAGACTTGCGCCCTTATGCGGTTTATATTTACCCGTATGTTTCATCAACTTAGGGGATCCTCTTTTTTGTTTCATCCAATGAAACCCTTTTGGTGCTTTTACTTTCATTACTTTTTCTTTTTTGTTTTCTTTTTCTTAGCTGTTTTAGCTGATTTTTTAAAAGCGGCAGCCGTAGGAGCGCCTTTAGCGCCTTTTTTACGCATTTTCTTACCAGACTTCCTCTTTTTATTTATATTATAATAAAGACCCCTTTTAGCCCGTCTGCCGTCTTTTGTAGTGTGGTACTTCTTACCGCTTTTTTTCTTTTTCTTTGGCATTTTATCTCCTTATAAAGATATTACAGTTGCTCCATTGGTTGAAACCGTGAGTGACCCAACTTCCCCAGAAGCCTGAAGTCCTTCTTCTGAGCCTGCATAAATATCTACCCATTTCGATCCTGTCCATAGTTGTAACTGACTTGTGGATAAATTCCAAATTAAATCGCCAGCATTAAATTTATTTTCGTTTCTTTGTGTTTCATTAACATTTAAAGTCGCATCTACGTCCTTTGTATTTAAACTAAGTTCTAAAACCCTAACTAAACGATTAAATATTTCTGGAGATATTTCTCCGTAAGCTACAGGAAGTTTTGTTTCTAATAGTCTAGCCACTAACGCATACCATCGGGTTTAATATCTAAACGCATTGCGCCTACCCTAAAACTCATACCTGTTTTTGTTGTATCGTCGTCGTTAGATTGTATCCGTAAAACAGCTTGTCGTCCTCTTACTCGAGTATCTATTTTAGTTGTATTAGAAGTGCAAGAACTCGTTGTTGCTGTTGTTAAGTCTTCCCCAGGATAATTTCGTTTTTTCAAAACAACCTCTGCGGTTTGTCCTCCTGTTCCTGTTGAGCCAGAACCTGTAAATTTTATATCAGGAATTATTTTACTAATAAATTGGAACTGTTCTCCTGCAGGATCAATATCAAAATCACTAGACTCGATAAATACATCGGTCATTGCAGAGCCGTCTGCATCATTCCCTGTCTCATGATCGTATAAATAACCAACATCGGAACTAGAATAAGTTGCTTTTGGTTCTGAAAAAATACCCTCATCTAACCAACAGGTTCTTGTAAGGTTTCCTATAACCCATGTTCCTTCTTCATAATTATAAACAACATAACGGTCTAATACCGTACTGTCCCCTGAACAATAAAACCAACCGACCTCATCAAAGGCTTTATTTAAAAAACCAAAAATTTGATAATTTTGTGTTTGATTTAAATCATTAAACACATAAGCGTCCACACTACAAGGAAGCTGTTGGATGTTTCCGCCGTAGTTATAAAAACCTTTTTTATCCATCCAAAACACACCTTTTGGTGAATTTATCATCGCATTTGGTCCAACTAGCCCAACACCTTCATTAACTAAATTAACACTAAAAGTGAAAGGCTGACCTATAAAACTCATAGCGTATAGAGAAGTATCGGTCCAAACTAAAGTTTCTTGTCTAGCTCGAACAGCCCCAACGATAGCAGAACCCGCTGAAAGTCTAAAAGAACCTGCAGTATTGGTTGCTTTGGGCTCCCATTCGGTAATGTTCTCTTGGTCTGACCAAGCAATGAACATAGGGTCTAGTGTTCCTGTTCTTGCTGTTCCTCCATCGTTTAAAGGATCTGCACCGAAACAAATAACATGTCGGTCAATATCACTTACTAATACCTGAAGTGCTTTTGTAGGCGGTAAATTAGCCCCTGATAAATCAGATAAAGAAACAGCTCTATCTGTTCCCAATGTTTTTGCACTAGTGTCCCAATAATAAATGCCCCCCATTCTAGGGTTAATAACTAAATCCTCACCAAAATTATCATGAGACCAAAGTCTTAGCTGATTTGTAAGTCCTAATGTTCCTGCACTACCAAAAGTACCAGAACCCCATGTTCCTATTCCCCAACCAGTCGAAGGGACGTAAACATCTAACCCTACGTTAATTTGATAAGCACCTACCGTACTTCCTCCACCGTTCCCAGAGTCACTTGCGTTTGCTGTAACTGTATCGCCATCGGTGTTTTTGGCTTCAATGGTGTAACTGTTGGCGTTTACAATCGTTGCTATTTGATATTCTTGGTTTAAAACATTGGCAGTGATTAAACCACCCAAAGTAGCAGCACCGCTAAAGGTGACAAAATCGTTTTGAACTGCTCCGTGAGACGTGTCTGCTACGGTAATAGTCGCATCACCGTTTGTTGCGGAAAAAGTCACGTCTCCAGCAGAAGTTGTAGCTCGTATTGGTGTTATATCGTAATAGTTAGAACCTTCTAATATGTAATATTTCCACGTTGCACCTAATCCAATAAATTTAGTCCCTGCTAAACTGACCCAAGCATGAAGTGCTCGACCTGTTGATTTAAAAGTATTTGTTGTAGATTTTTGCCACCCGCCAATTTTTTCAGGTAACCCTTTACGAAAACGAACGAGGTTAGAATTAAACCAACCTCCCTCATTAGAATAGTCCGTGCCTTCTCTATTGATTCCTGGTTTGAAAATAATTTTTTGTAAAGCCAATTATTTTCTCCTTTAATTATCCAAATAAAATTCCAGCCATACCAACTACCAAAGTAATCAGTGTAGCCACTATAAAGTGTTCCAGTCGTTTGACCCTGTTAATGACTTCAAGCCAACGCTCTGCACAGACCGCCTCGTGGCTTTCTATTCGTGTATGCACATTTGATATTCGATTGTTTAACTCGAACTCAACATTAGATATTTTAGTCAATTATTTTTCCTCTTGTTCTTCCTCTTCTTGCAAAGAACCCACAAAAAGGTTCTGAAACACGCTAAAAGATGCGTTGACTTGATCTAATTCAAACTGAATACGAGTTTGCTTGTTGCGAAGGTCTAGCATCTGTTGATGCCAGTATCTTTGTTGTTCGTTCAACTCGTCATACTTAATTTCCTTATCATCAATCGAGATGATATTCTCTGCTGCTTCTGCCATGTCTATTCCTTTTTTAACTTAATGTTTTAGTTACTGAGCTAGGCGACACTATTTCACCAATTTGTGCATCCAACCCAGCTTTCATTGCTGTTACTTCATCAGCTCCTATAGCAGTTTCAACCCATCCTTGTACTTTGGATGCGTTCAAACTGGACCAATTTGTAAAACTGGATAGATCAGATGTATCCAAGCCTTGTGAGCCATACACGCTTGCAGTGATGTTATTTCCATCTGCATCTTGATTGGCATCGTCTTCGGCTGTGAGCCTCCAATGAACATTATGGACAACATTTGATTTTCCGCTTTTTGAAGGGTAAACATCACAAGTTTTTACATCCCATTCATAAGTTATTGCCATTTTAGTTTCCTCTTAGTTTTCGCACTTATCATGTGCTTGTTGTTTTAATTGTTCGACTTCTGCCGAAAGTTCTTGAACCGCTTTGATCAGTGGTGTGACGAGTTTGCTGTAGTCCATTTGATAGTATTCATCTTCGCCTTGAGATACAGCATTGGGTACAATTTCTTTAACTTCTTGAGCCAGCAAGCCTTCATCTTCTGCGTTGTCTGATTTCCAGTTGAAAGCAACAGGTTTTAAAGCGTTAATCACTTCAAGACCTTTTGCTTCGCCTGTGACATCTTTTAATCTTGCATCTGAAGAAGTGTTATATGCAACAGCAGAGCCTGCATTAAGGTTAGACATACCAATAGAGCCTACTTCACTTCCATCTCCTGAATAAAATACAATAAGAGAACCCGAAGATGTTGATGTATTAGCTTGGAAACTTGCTACAGGAGTTGTACCACCATTTGCAATAGATTTTACAGCCATTCTTCCAGCAGGAGAATAGTTTGAGGTTGTACCCAACAACAAATTTCCATCTGTAGTAATTCTTGCAACTTCACTTCCATTAGGTACAAATTTAAAATCATTTGTTCCGTCAGGTCCAATATCCCAATAAGAACCGCCACCGCCTCTGTCAATTCTAATTCCATTACTTGCAGTGTGAAGTATCTTTTGAGGACTTGTAGTGCCGATTCCAACCTTATCTTCTGTAATAGTTACAGTTTCAGTTATAGAATTACCATTTCTTGTATAAAAAGAAAACCCGCCTTTTCTTGCTGACCCACTGCCTGCATCTCTTGCTTGACCGACCATATAAGCATATTCAAACTCTGTAGCTGAACCATCTTTATCATCTCCCATAAATCTGACTTGACCAAGCCAAGCATTATCAGGTATGCCTGAATTATTGCTGTCATCACTATAGAAAGTTAATCTACCTGCGCCATCTGTCACCGAAGATGTATTGTGATTATTTTCTATTATTAGTTCTGGCTCTAAAGCACCTGAACCTGTGGCTTTATACAAATGAAGCATTGCAGAAGGACTTGTGGTGCCGATTCCGACTTTTCCAGAGCTGTCTATTCTCATAACCTCACTTCCTGCAGTACCAATATTTAAATTGTCTCCAGAATGATCGTATTGTAAATATCCACGATAAGAACCTGAATCATCACTAGCACTATCAGCAAAACCTAATTTTCCTTTATTACTAGAACCTGAGAATATTGTCATTCCTTCGTCACCTGAACCTGAACCTACAATAAGTGGTTGAACAGATGAATGAAACCCTGTTGAGTTATTTGCTATATGAACATTATTATTACCACCATCAATAAAGAGCATATTGGCACTGCCGTTGCTCTCGACTCTGAAGTCTATATCTCCACCACCTTCATTGAAATTAGTTTCATTGAAATTCATATACATTCTATGAGTACGAGTTCCACCAACCATTGTTTTTATAAAGAATCGACCATCTTCTGTGCCATCCGAAACATCATAAGTTTCACTAAACAATTCAGCATAAATCACATCTTGCGAGTTATCGTTTCTGCCTTCAAACTCAATAGCGCCCAACATATCTCCGTCTGCTGGTGATCCTGAGTTTCGATACATTCTAAGATTTGGACCAACTGCTGAATCAGCATCCGTAGATATAAGTGAAAGCTGATCGGTATTATCGCTTGTCGTAATGGTTAATCCGCCATCTGGGATCGCAACATCTTTGTTCTCATCGACAGAAATGATTGGTGTAGTGCCTACTGTTGAACCTAGACCAATAAGTAAATCATCGGCTGAATCATCTAGTCCAATATAAAAATCTTGTGCATTACCATCGAATACAAGTTTTGTATCTTCTGCTGTTCCATCGCCAAGAGTTATAGTTGTTCCATTAACCGATAAAGTATCTGTAACTTGTAGATCAGTCAAAGCATCCAATACTGCTGCTCCAGAACCAGCACCATCGAGTTGTACTATTGCTACTTTACCATTTCCAATCGTTACATTTGCTCCAGAGCCTTGTGAAATAATAATATTTTGCGATCCACTGGTAGCGTTTTCAATTATTTGAACTCGTTTCATAGTGTTTGGAGTAATTGTAATCGTACAAGCTGAATCTAACGTACCAGTGTATTTAAGATACATGGCTCTGCCTGCATCAGCAGAACCATCTGCTACAACAGTTGAATGTGTGTCTGCATTGGTAGTTATGGCTTCAGTGCCTATACCAAGTGCTTCCCCGATCAACTCGAGATTCGTGTTGGTACTCGTTCCCCACGTTCCCGATTCATCGCCCGTTGCGATTTCTTTCAATCTTAAATTATTTACATAAGTTGCCATGTTCTGTCTCCAATTTATTGATTATAGCGCATTTTTTATAAAAATTAAGCAACTTCCTTCCATCCTGGATCCTGAGTTTCCGTTACTTCTGTCCAACTCGGATCCTGAGTTTCCGTTACTTCTGTGTAATTTGGTGTTTGCGAAGGAACAATTTTTCCCCAAACTTGTAATTGACTAACTGCTCCAGTTGCGCTAACTCCTGTAACTGAAACTCCTGCACTTGCTTGAGGAGTAAGGTCTCCAGTTTGTCCTGTACTAGCACTTTGTGTAACAGAAATAATATTATTTGTTACAAGACTTAATGTACCTAATGCACTTGTTCCCGCTAATCCTGTTGGATAAACATTGGCATCACAAGTAACAGTCTCATCGCCTTGAGAAACAGTCGATGCCGTACCACTAACACCTGTAATAGCTGTACCATTAGCAATAACTGTGCCAACAGCCCCTGTTCCAGCAACACCCGTTTCACTGACATTGGCATCGCCACTAACAGTTTCAGTTCCTAAAGCAGTGGTTCCTGCTAGTCCTGTTACAGATACGTTTGCAACACCTGTAATAGTAAGTGAGCCAACGGCTCCTGTTCCTGCTACTCCTGTTTCACTGACATTAGCATCAGCACTTATGCTTAACGAACCAACTGCACCTGTACCAGCCAAGCCTGTAAGTACAACAGGTATAGGCTCTCCCCAAGTGCCTTGACCCCAAGTACCTCGACCCCAGCCAGTAATATTAGCCATTGGCTAACCTACGCTATTCTAATAACAGCGTTACTTGCGTCTGCGGTTGGAAAAGATATTGTAAAACTACCTGCTGTACTTGTTTTGTCTCCACCGAAATCAAAAACTGCAACAGATGGATCACCACTGGCTGTATCATTATAAATCATACAACCTCTTGCAGTAATAGTAGCTGTTCCAAAAGTCAAATCAGCAAAATCAGTAAACGCAGTTGTTCCTGATGTTGTAGGATTGACGTTTGTTAAAGCTGCTCCACCCGCAGTATAGTTTGTGCCTGACGCTTCTTGTCCTGTGCTATAGGCTGTAGTAGCAGCACTCATAGTCGCAGAGCTAGTATATAAAGCAAGTTTAAAAGAGTTTCCTCCACTCGCTTTAAAGTTGTGCGTTCCCTCAAGAAGTTCTTTCTTAAAAGAAGTACACATCGCTTGTGTTATAGCCATTATAGTCTCCTTATAATTTCAGCTAAGTCCTTATGACCTTGCTGTTCTAGTTGATTACCTATTGTACACATATGGTTTTTAATTGCCTCATGCATATAATGAGTAATAATTTTTTGACACAAATTTTTAAAAGCATGCGCCTGTGCTTTAATTTGCGGCGGTGCTGTATCACTTACCGAAATAATTTTATCAGTTGCCATTTCCGCAACTTCTTCTGGAGTATGCCCTCTGTGGTGAGTCGTTTTTACCCCTAAATTTCCTATAGATATTTCAAATTTATCTGTTTGCATTAATATTTCTCTGGTTCTGGAGGTCCTATATCTTTTCTTCCAGAAAGCCCTGTAATTGGTTTTTCTTTTAAAACTTCTGAGGTTTTTCCAATAGCTAATTCACCTTGATCAGAGTAAACAACTGGCGGATCCTCTAATCTATGATACCCATATAATTTTTCTTGTATAGGAACATTCGTATCTAATAGAGAAGATGTTGGAGCAATCGATACATCGATTCTTTTTTGTATACATTTAGATAACCAAAACTCACAGCATGCTCGTCCCATCTCTCCGAAATGTACATTGGTTTTATATGTAAAATCAGCGCCAAACATATTAATAGAATCAACTTCTTGGTACAACGCATAAGCAATAGCGTAGGAAATAGAATTATTAAAATAAGAACAACCTGTTTTCTGAATGACTTCCTCTAAAGGATAAAGAACGATGCCAGGAACACGAACATCTTTTACACAAGAATAAATTGGAATATCTAACCTTGGCAATGTTCTGCGCATAACGTGGGTTTGAGGACCCGCATCAAATGTGTCAAAAAATCTTGTGGCAGGATCCATAATAAACGCTCTATCTGCTTTTACAACAGCGCACATTGAGCCAATCGCCCAAACTTCATCATATTCTTGACTGTGACTTATGGACAAATGATAATCTATTTGACTTTTACCCATCGCAACAATGGCGATCTTTTTGCCCGTAGCTTCTTTAGACATCAGGAGTTTGTGCTAAAATTTTTATTTGGTCGTTTCTAGCTTCATCTCTGACATCTTTAAATTCTCCCAAAAGTTTTAACATTCCTAATGCTTCTTGAAATTTACTATCGTATAAAGCGATTGTTTGAGGGTCAGATTTCATGAACACCGCTCCTTCTACTAAAGAACCATACAACATCGCATTAGGAGCATTCTCAGATAACCATGTTTGACTACTAGAGCTAACGGTTGTCAATGAATTAGGACGATAGTAATAGTGAAGTTCTACGCTGTAGTTAGAATTAGGGGTGGGTGCCAATATAAAACTGTCGTTATCAAAAATAGCATAGTAAAGGGGTTCCCCAGTTGTAGCTACGGCGGGAGTGTAGTCTCGAATCCAGGAAACATGTTTTAGCAATAAATAACTATAATTACTGCTTCCATCTATTAAAGCCAAACTAAAGGGCGATAAAAAATCATCAGGAGCCGCTAAATAGGTATCAGAAGCCGTAACACTTCCTGTTACGTTTTTACGAAACACAGGAAGCTGAACCGCTTTTAGGATTCTTTCCTCTGTTGTTTGAATAAAATTATCTAAGTTATTAGTAAAGGTTGTTTCAGAATTATCTAAATAATCCTGAATCGCTGTTTTTAAACTACTGTATGTAAATCCTGCCATTATGTTGTACTCACTGTTATATCGCCAAGTTCACCTGTTCCTTCTTCTCCCTCAAATTTACTTCCTATGCGATCATCTGTAAAGGACATTGCATTCGTTCCTCTGGAATCAATAACAGCAGACGAAGGGTCTTCTGTAGTTACTGCGCCCAACTGAGATTGAGGCATGGGCACTTCTGGTCTTGGTTTCCATAAGGCTTCCGCATCTACACTAATTGGAGGAGGATCTAATTGAGGATGTTTCGGTTCGTAACATTCTCCACAAACTCTATTTCCTTCCCATGTGGTTTTTGCTGTTTTATATGCAAAAGCCCATCCACAAGTATCACATATAAATTGTGCATATTTACCACTGGCATAGCTCATTATATATACTCATGCTTAGGAACAAGTCTTATGGAAGAACGGTCTTCATCATACTTTAAAGCATTGGCTAAGTCTTGCTCATATTGTTGTTTAATAATTGGAAGTTTTTGAGTATTCTTTTTTAAACACAAATAATAAGCTAATCCTGAAGCTAAGCAAGGCATGAAACGACTTGGAATGTCTACGTCTTGAGCAGACGCACTGGCATCTTCAATTCTTTGCCAAGAATAGTAAATGAGTTTGTCCGTTGAGTTCTCTGGTGTTGGATAAAGGTGAATAACAGGAGTTTTCAAACGTTCTAACCAAAACTCAGTTGGTCTTGCTTTTGTTGCTTTGTTAGGAATTCCCACATATTCATTACGATCTATTCTGTCTAACGTGTAGTCTGTAACAATACCGTTTACAGTTCTTTGAATATAAGCATCTAAAATATCAATATCGTAAGCGTTAATAGAATAATCATTGTCTCCTTCAGTAAGTGTTAGCTCTACTTTAGAAACTTCCCACATTTGAATACCTCTGTTTGACCAATCAGCAAACATGATATTTAAAGAACGACGAGCAGTAACTGCGTCATACGAAGTGCGGGCTTCTAAACCCGCAAGTTCGTATGCTTCTTCTATTGCTGTCGCAACATCTAAATTAAATGCGCGAGTGCCAGAGGTTGCCATTACTAACAGTGATAAGCAACAAAAAAGTCGCAGTTAGCCAATACGACATAAGCGCCTGTATTAAACTTAACTCCGTCATTAGGTAAGTAATGATCAAACGATTCGTTTGCAGCACTGCCGAACTTAAACTCCATTAGAAGTTTAGTTCCAGAAGCGCTCGTACCGTCATATACTTTTATAGTTGCATCTGCAGCACTTGCTTGAGCTTGTACAGATTGAATCCGTATCGGTCCCAAGTTAGTTGCTGTTCCTGCTCCACTACCAATGGTTCCCTGTAATTGACCTGTGGACGTTAGAGGTACAGAGGCTTTTACATCTGATGAACTCATAATGTTCTCCTAATATTAAGCGTCAGCGAATGGAGTAACTAGTGTTCCCGAACCAAGTATGATTCCTTCCACCGCATACTTAGCAGAAGCCATTGCAGTTACTTTTACGATACTGCCAGCTAGTCCACCTTTAGTGCTTCCGTTCATAGTGATAACGTCGTTAGACGCACCTGAAATAAACGTTTTACCCGTAGCGTCAGTTACACCCGTGTAAAGACCACCAACAAATTTATCGGTTCCGTCAGTTAAGATGTCCATATCTGTTGCAGCAGTTTCTACGATAAATATAAAAGTAGCGCCCAGATTGTTAGTTTGATTTGGATCGTCATCTCGTCCAGGAGCAGTTGCAACGATAGAAGGTAAAGTAAATTTACCATCTGCATCATTACATGTTAATACTTTGCCTGAATGAGAAGCTACCGTAATTGAAGTGTCAGCGGTTAGACTAACTACGTTAGCGTTCCCTGCTGAAATAAAGCCAGCCAATGATCTTACTGGACCTGAAAAGGTTGATTGTGCCATAATTTTTTCTCCGAAAAAATAAGTCCTACCGTCTTGGCGAGTCTGCTAGGTCAGTCTGTAGGACAATTTACTCCTAGTTCGTTTTTTATTCTATAGTATAAAGTTCAAAAAAGAAAGGGAGCCGAAGCTCCCTTTCAAGTTCACGTAAATGGAACTACGCTCCTGGTGAGCCAAAAATGCCTCTCCAGTCACTCCAACCAAAGCTGTATCGTTCTCTAGCCTTGTATCTTACGTTACCAGTTTCGAAGTCTCCTTCCATGCTGGTAGATACGGCAGTTCTAACGAAATGTTTAAGTCCGTTAGGAACGTCAGTTTTGATAAAGAAAGCATCAGTATCTGTTAGATAATGATTAACAACGTAGCCTTCCGCAATCATTCCCATGTTGCGAATTGCATTGATGTCATTATCTGAAGTACCAACTCTTCCTGGAGTTTCCATAAGCCTATCGGCTACGAATTGCAAAGCAGGCGGGATAATAAGTTTCCTAGCCTGTGCATTAACCTTTAGATTCCTCTCATCTTTAAAGCCTGCGATATCAATCAAAGACTGTTCAAGAGAAGTTTCGTTAAGGTCTGCAGCTGTGGATAGCTCATTCGCGAGGTCTACGTTCGCAACGGTTGGATGGTCTGTAGCGCAAAGCTCTTTTCCATCACCGCCAACATAAGATGAACTAAAAGCGTTGTTAAGAACGTTAGCCGCCTTAACTTGCTTTGTTTGTTGCATCGAACGTGCTAGTGCTCTCGTGTAACGAGAAGAAAGTGTATCGTAGAGGTTATCTTCGATTGCTTCTTCTGTTAGCGCGAACGCTAGTGCGATTGTTTCATGCGAATAACGAGCAGTCCACGATTCCTGTGCAGTATCATAGATGACAGCAGCGCCTTCACCTTTAACAGGTGCTTCCCCGAACCCAGTCAACATTACTTCTTCCTCAAAAGCTCTTTCAGAACTTTCAGTGTCAAAGATGTCTTCGTGTTCGTTGTTATACCTTTCGTACTCTAATCCAAAGAGAGCATGAAGTCCAGGTACAAGTTCTTTTACGAGTTGTGCTCTGTTTATAGCCATGTTATTCTCCTAATTAGACTGCGAATGTATTAGTTGGGAATGTGAAGAGTCCACGTGCATATGCTCCTATAGAGTTACTAGGAGTGTCCGCGAAACCGACACATAGAGCAACACCACTTGAAGTAGTCGCAGTGACTCCTTCTTTCGACCTACCGTTGGTTGTAGAACCTGCGGTTGTTGAAAGAGTGTACTTATTGCCGATAAAACTTACTGCTGGTGTTCCAGCGGTAAATTGAGCTTCGTAAACGATACCAGGATCGTTATAAATCAAAGCCTCAGCATCTGCACTACCCTGTGTGGCTGTACTTGCTGTCCATACTTTAGAAAACGTAGGTGTGCCATCGGACGCGGTGTAAAATACCCCATAAAATACACCTACAGGAGTGCTTGTCGCACCTGCTTGATTTACATAACCACTAGCAAGAGTAACAACATCACCACTAAAAATAGAGGTTCCGTAGCCACTAGCGATTCTCATCTCTGCAGGACGAATAACACCACCGTACATGTGATATGCGGGGGTAAAACCATCAGGTTTATCTGTATTAGCCATAATAATCTCCTATTATTAATACAAGTTACGATTCGTCGGAAGTTTTCCTACTACCAAATTCAACCTTAGAAGTCCTTTGGATATCACTATCCTTAATAGGCATTCTAGGGTCACTTTCTCGCATATAGTTCTGATCCACTCCTTGCATTGCGTCATGTGCTTGCTTTTGAAAATAAGCATTACGCTCTGCTGCAGTTTCAACAGGGACTTTAGCGAGAATTAATCCTCCAACCCCAATTACTCCTTTATGTGAGCCATTTTCGATAGTCGGCGCTTCAAAATCAGGATAATCTTCTGCTCTCACAGGTTCATATCCTTCTCTAATACGTTTAGACATATTAGATTTATCATCTTCGCCTCGAGTGGCTTCACGGATCCACCTGAATTTATATCCAGGAGGAGCTTCGGGTGCGTCTAACATAGACGGGGGTTGCCAAGGTTTTCTGCGAGTTTGAGAGTCTCGTGTCTCGGCAGATCGTGAGTTTCGATCTGATGCGACTTCTGAATGTTTTATTTCTTCTGTCATTTTATACTCCTTCGATATGCTTAGCATATTCTTCTAGTGGCACATTGAGTTTTTTCGCTATTGCTACTTGACTCGGTGTTAGCCTTACTTTGCGCGCATTTTTCTTCCCACTAGCACCTCTGCTAGAGGCAGCAACCTGTTGCACGGGGGCAGATTGCTCTTGTGAAAACTTTTGAGGAAAATTACTTCTCATTTCTTCATCAACCATTTCATAATATTGGTCAGAAGTTGGATCAACTCCACGTTCTACCAATTCTTTATGAATACCAAAAGCTGCAAAAGTCATCGCTTGGTCGTCTCCAAACCATGAGTTTTTCTTAGCCCAAGCCTCTGCTTTAGGATCAACCTGAGGCTGTTCTGGTTGTAAAGTAGGCTGATAAGATTCGACAGGAACTTGTTGAGCTTGTTTTTGTTCTCTAATCTGCTGTTGCGCAGAGAGTCTTCTAAGGTTTTCAGCCTCAGCACTCGCTCTTGAAAGTTTTTCAGTAGCATCTGCAACCGCATTTGCATCTCCTGCATCTTGTGCCTCTTTTAAAAGTATTTTCGATTTATCAATATCCGATTGTACTCTATTATCGTACTCTTTGAAAAGGGAAGAATCGGAATTCTTTAACTTTTCTTTCAAAGTAGTGTTGTTTTGAGTCATGCTTTGGGCATAATTAACAGCTTCATCTCGCTGTCTTTCTGCTTCTCTCATTTTGTAAGTTAGCTTATCAATTCGTTTCTGTACAGAATCACTGATTTGGTCTAACTCGTCTTTTTTAGATTCTTGCTGAGCTGTTGTTTCTTGTACAACTTCTACAGCAGGGACAGCTCCTTCCCCTTCGGGAAGTTCTAATTCGATGTCTTGGTTTTCTGCTTCTTGTTGCATGGTCTTCTCCATGTGGTTAAATTATGATAAAATTGCTTCGGGATCTTCAATAGTTGCTAAAATCTCATCGTCGTTCAAAAGTCGCATATCGCCACCTTCAATTTGAAAACGAGCTCCAGCATATCTGCCAAAAATAACCCAATCACCTTTTTTACACCAAGGACCTTCAGGGAACTTGTGTGGATCGCTATAAGCATCTGCGCCCATTGCAACCACATAGCCAACAACTGTAGCAATTCTTTCTTTGTCTAAAGTTTGTTTAGCTAGATAAATTCCACCTTTAGTTTGCTCGGGTAAAGTAAAAGGTAATATTAAGACACGATAACCCGTTGGTTTGGGTAGCTTGTCTGCATGAGAGTCTAAATTGTCAACTGTGATTTCTTGAACGGGATCAATAGGGATCTCGTCAACATCAGTGCTGCCAAAATTAGCTACTCGGTCTGGAACAGTCTTAGTCATATGCATCCTCCATATTAGAATGTAGGGTTTGAATTTCCTGTTCAACGAAAGTCAAACCTGCGATTTCGCCAACTACTCTTTGGTATTGCTCAAAATTCTCAATACCACCGCCAGCCAACGTTTGCGAGAGAGCTTCTTTCCTCTCTCGGATTTTACGGAGCAAATGCTCCGTTGCAACGATATAGTCCATTAATTACTTAATAGAACGATACCAAAGAAGACCTTTAGTCTGCCCGTAAGCTGCTTTTACTTTAGCTTTTTCAGGCTCATCAAGACATTCACCCGCTTTTACAGACTCTATTTTAGTCATATCTTCTACGCTAGGAAAACTTGGTGCAGCTTTAGTTTTCTTAGGCGAAGGCGAAGGGTACTTGTCATTATCGTAATAATCACGCATTACTTTTCTCCATTTGTAGTTCGAGTATCTCGAACGGTTTTTACTAATTCAGTGTAATTCTTTTCAGCGTCTCTTTTTGTTTTTTGTTCAAGTTCTTGTAAATTAATCGCCGCTTTTGTGTCTTCTTTTCGAGCGTCTGCTTCAATTTTCTCACGTTTAACTTGTGCGTCAAGTTCGGCTTTAGCCATTTCGACTTCTTTATCGCGCATATCTTCTTGTTCTTTTTGCATTAACTGATCACGCTCTAATTGTAGTTGCTGCTCGAACATCTGTCGTTGCGGATCTTGTTGTGCCATCATTTGTGCTTGCGCCATTGCTTGTGCCTGACCTGTGACTTGTTGTGTTGCCGCAACAGCTGCCATCGCAATTTCGTTCATCATTTCTGGCGGCATTGGCTCGTCTAACGGTGGCAAAGGCTGACCAAGTGCTTGTTCGACTTGTAGTCTGTACAACATCGCTTGTCGTTCTTGAATATTTGCACTAATTGCTTGACCCGCCGCTGGATTTTGCTGTACCATCGGATTTTGCAAAAACGCAGAATGAGATGCGATATATGCTTCTTGATTTTGAAAATCATATGCCTTAATCGGATCACCTGTTAGTGCGGAAGTTTGTTCACTGACTGGATCTCTTGGAGGTACTTCTTCCTCAGGCGGAAGAACGGCATCGATGTCTTTAATGTTTAAAGCAATATACATTTTACGATACGCTTCTCGTAAATCATGTAATTCGGGAGCAGATTGTGCCATTTGTAATTGTGTTTGCGCTAAAGTAATTCTTTGGGTCATACTGAAAATATTTGGATCACTAACAGGAATTACGTCTACACTGTTGTCGAAATCTTCCTTAAATACGTTTTCAGAAGCACCTTGTACTTGATAAGGGTATTCGGGCGGTAAAAACTCACCGAATACTCTTTTTAAAATTTTAAACTCGCAACGCTGTGCGTAATGCAGTCTTTTATGAATTGCGGACATTACCCGCTGTCCTTTTTCCATAAGTGCTACAGTTGTACCTACGGGCGCTTCGGAATTGCCGTCTCCTGTTGGATCTTCTATCGTCGCGGCAAATCTTTTGCCTGAATCAACTAAAGAACCCAATAACGCGGTTAAAGTGTTGCTTGGCTCTTTATACGGAAGCGGTAAAAACGAATCTGCAAGTTTTCCTCCTGGAGCGTCGACATCTCGCCATTCTCCAGGCTGTAACGGATCATCATGACGTTGAATGTTCAATCCTCGTGATTTAAAACCCGCTGGAAGGTTAGAAAGTGTGCCTGCATCAATTAATTGACGTAAAATCGCAGTAACAGACTTAGTTAGTCCGCCCATCATGTGAATTAAGCCAAATCCGTAGAATCCAAGTCCTGGAAGGAACTTATAATGCGTAAAATGTTCAATTTTCTTGCGCATCGGGTCATTTTCGTCGTAATTTGGACGAATTGAGAGTATCTCATTGTTATCTTTGCAAATTGTTACGATATAAGGCAGTCCAATACCTGTTTCTTCGCCACTGTCGTCTGTATCCTCGTAACCCGTGATATCTAAGTCAACATGCATTTCTAAAAGCGTGTATTCTTCATCGGATGCAGTACGAGTTAGCCCTTGAAGCTCATCAATTTTTGCATCAACCTCTGTGTCTTCTATAGATCCCGAAGGAGACATCATATCTACGTCTCGATAGAACCCAGACATTTGTAATTTGCGTAATTCGTTTTCAGTCATATGAATAACGTGGGTTATTCGTGGAGAAGTTAGTAAATCAACCGCATAATACGGAACAACTAAATCTTCTGACTTAACAAAACGTGCTACAGCTCTGCCAACTGCTGGATCGTAATAAATTTTCTTAAATGCGGAACCCGATAGCGGTAAATAAAACAAAAGCTGATCCATTTCAGGATCGTATTCTTCCATTTTATAAGTAATTTGGTAATTCATGAAGTTTTTAACGCGATTTGCTTTTTCTAACTTCGCATCGTCTGTCATTCCTAAAACTTCTGTGTCAACAGGTCCCCCTGCTGGCAACATTTCTTTGTAAGCCTGCGCTTGAAACTGAGTTACGGCTTCAGCGAGTATCGGATGATGCACCCCTGATGCACCAATAAACGGTTGTGATCTTGAATCTGCGTTTATTCCTAATAAATCAAGTCCTTCGGTATATGTTTGAAACCAATCGTTTCGAGAATCAAGGTCATCTTCGAAAGAAGCAATTAATTCATTAGATATTGTAAACAATTCCCGTTCATCTAGGGACTCTGCTATGTTTTCACCAAACTTACTTGTTGTTTGATCGGGCATATCGCTGCCCATAACAACCGTTCCATCAGGCTGAATAAAAACTTCCGTTTCTTCTTCAGGCTGAGCTATAATCTCGAGTTCAATTTCTTCCTGCATCGGAGAAAGTACGGATAAAGGTTGTTGTTCAATAGCCATGTCTGTAAATCATACCTTTATTTTATTAATAATAAACTCTTTCCGTTGGATAATATTCTTCAGGCTCATAATAATCAGTTGTGAGTTGTAAAAATCCACCTTCTCTAAACCTAGCTAGTGCTAAAGTTGTTGCATCTACTAAATCGTCGTGTTCGCCTCCAGGAAAATCACTGACTTCTTCCATCAATTCTTCGCCCCAACGATTATCAGGCACCCAAACACGTCCATCTTGGAATATTGGGGACACTGAATTTAGTCTGGCTATTTTATCCTGTCCTTTTCCTGGAGAAAAGGTATTTACGGGAATACCTACCCGCCGTAATTCTTGAACCAGCGGTATGCCGCTGGCTTTTGCCTCAATAATTACCGTATCGGGTTGCCAAAATTCGTATAATCTTAGGGCTTCTGCCTTTAGTTCAGGAAAGTCGAACCGTTCTTTTATGCAATCAATTAAAATCAGATGCGCTTCGTTGCCTGTATATAGTTCTTCGCCAATTTTGCCTTCAGGGTACCAAACTCCCCACGTTGTAATTGCAGTAAAGTCGGCTCTTTCGCTTTTTAGAAAAGCCGTATCGTATGATTGAATGATGTAGTCGCACTTTGGAGGTTTTTCTTCTTCCCAAACCATAAACCACTCTTTTGGAATAATTGATATTCCCTCACCTGTTGGTCTTTGCATGTACTGCGCCGCCCATTTTGAAGGACTAACGGAGGCTTTTATGCTTTCAAGTTCTTCTAATTTCCAATACTCTTTCCAAAGAGGATTGCCGCTAGGAAGTATTGCAGGAAATTCAATTACTTCCCACTGATCTGCGCCTTGATCTTGCGCCATCTTCTTGATCAATCTTCCCGTTAAGTCTTTTTTAGACCAACGAGTCATCACAATTACGATTGCTCCTCCTGGTTGTAACCTTTGTCGCGGACCTGCCATGAACCACTCATACGCTTCTTCCATTGCTTTATCGGACATCGCGTCTTGCTCTGAATGCGGGTCATCAATAATAAACAAATCCGCTCCCCTACCAGCAAGTGCACCCCCAATACCTGCTGCGTAGTATTCCCCACCTTTGTTTGTTAGCCACTTACCCGCCGAACGGCTGTCCGCTTTTAGTTCTGTTTCAGGAAAAAGTTCGTGATACTCTTCTCCATCGATCAAATCCCTAACCTTACGACCAAAGTTGATTGCTAAGTCGGCGGTGTGTGTTGCTTCGATGATTTTTAGTTTCGGATTCTTTCCCAAAAGGTACGCGGGGAATAAATGCGAAGCAAATTCAGACTTCGTATGACGTGGCGGCATATTGATAATGAGCCGTTTTAGTTTACCACTGGCTATATCGTCAAAAGCCTTTGCCATCTTCTGATGGTGATCGCCTGAAATAAACTCGCCCCAGATTGATTTTACAAAATCTAAAAAAGTTCCTGTGGCTTTTTCTTGAAACTCGCGCTTTTCGAGTTCCTCTAAAAGGATCGTGAATTCTTTCGCTTCAGCTTTGTTGAGATAAGAAAGATCGATGTTTTTTAAAGCTCTGAGCTTTTCTTTATTTGAGGTCATTTAGGCTTTTTATCTCTTAGCTGCGCTAATAAACGAAGGACTTCGTTTCTATCTTCTAAATCTGATTCCTCTACTTGTTTCTTAATTTCCCGTAATTGTTCGCTTGCATCTTTTCCAACTTTATTATGTCTAGGAGTGTTGATTGTAGAAGGACTGTCTAAAAGTTCTTGGTATAATTTTTGCGTTTCGGGAGTCGCATTGATAATGCCTTTGACTTGTTTAGGAGTGCCTGACTCAGGAACAGCTGTTGGGTTTAATGCTTCTTTAATTTCAGTTATTTCTTTTTCGGTTTTATTTATGTCTGCTTGAATTTTATTGCTTTCTTTAAAGCCCTCATCAAAGTCAGCTTTGCTTAGTCCGCCTTTCATTTTAGATTCAGCTTGGTATTGTCTTGTTCTAAGGTTATCTAACTTTTCATCGGCTTTTTTAAGTAAACCTTTTAACTTATTCGCAGGCATATTTGTAAAAATACTGCTCGCCATTAGTGCTGCGCCCATCAACGGTTGGTCGTCGCCCATCATCTGAAAACCTTCGGCAAGTGCGGCGGGATCTCCTAACGGAGTAAAGTCCATACCTGTAGAAATTGTTTCAGCAATATCTCTCGCCCGACGCGGTTCGTAAAGATTGGAAAGAAGTCTTTCGATACCTAGTTTCTGACGTTCAAACATATCGGGATTCGTTGCCCGCATTTCATTGACGGGTTCTTCCATCATCAACTCAGCTATCCGCTGATTTACAAATTCTTGTTCGGGGGAACCGCCGTTAGCTAATCGTGTGTACTCTCCTGAAGGCATTTCTTTGAATCTTTTTTCCCTAAGATTATCTAAAATTCGTCTTTGTTTTATTAATTCTTTTAATACAAGAGGATCCATATCCTCAT